AAAACTGTATCATTTATTACTGCTCCTCATTTTAGCAGCAGCTTTCTCACACCTACTAGGTGTTTGTTTGTGCCATCTGCTATCTATCATTTCATCGGCAGCTTTTTCCATATCGCCATCTTTCATAGCTTGCCAAAACTTTTTAAATTTTGAAAACCTTGGTCCACCAAGTTGATATACACACTCAATGATTACGCATTTTTGAATATGATTAACTTCTATATCGCCAATTAATTTTTCAGCAGCTTGTAAAGCAATATTAAAATCTTTATTAAAACACTTTTCAGCATCCTCAACAGAGTAGTTAACACCTTCAATATAATCATCGGTAGGTAAAACCATATGACCCCAAAAGATAGTAGGAATACCCAGGCTATCTTTGTATATATGATCTCTGTAACCCTCGTGGGTTTTAATGTCTTGTTTAAGCTCGTTATATGTATCCATAACTCTTCAATCCTTTTCTGGGTTAAAATTAAGAATTTTAACACCTAGTCTTTTTTGTTCCCCAGTTTTTGGTCTATTAATCTTGGAACCATCTTTACGGTAGTTTCTTGTCTTGACATCATAACCTTGGTACTCCCCTGTTTTAATATTCAAAGTTAATATATCTATTGGTCCGGCACCAACTGGTGTGAACACAATTAAATTTGGATCTTTTGCAAATTTAGCAGCAGCTAATAGTTCATTAGATAAACCTTTAGCAGCTGTAATTCTATTTCGTAAAGAAGTAGAAGATTGAGCCAAGTAAACCCCCAATAAAGATTATTATTGCGGCAGCACCTTTTCCAACATTCATAAAAGTTTTTAATTCTTTAATATCTTTTCTCATTTCATCTATAGCTTTAAACAAAGTTTTCATCCTCTCTGCACAAACCTTTTCATGGTATGATATTCTTATTCCATTACGATCTTCAAGGTTAGATAAAACTGATTTTTTTTTACGTTTCATAAGCTCCCTTACAAGTGAACCTAACAAATATTTTATGTTCGTTAGTATCCTCTCTACCTATTTCAGTTTGTTTTAAAATTGCCTCCTGGTAGCCAGCCTGTAAACAGTCATAGTAGCTGTCATAAGTTGTTGGCATTTGGTGTGGAGGTAGGCACTCATTCTGAACTGCGCTACACATAATCATAATTAGTAGCACCTTCATAGCGCACCTCTTAATTGTTAAAATTTACTTTATGGTTTAGTTGGAAAAGTAGTGTTGTTCACTTTTTCTAAAGTATCTTTACCGCTTGGAAGATCTCTTAAATCTTGTCTGTAATTTTTCATATCATCAGACATAGTTACATCTGATAAAGCATAAAAATCTGTTTCAGCTAAAAGTCTATTTCTTTTAGATCTTAAATCAGCAATAGCTCTATCGTATGCACCATCATTCCAAGATGCTTCAGCATTATCCGCAGCTGTTTCTTCTTCAGCTGTGAAAGCTACTACATTTCCATTGATTAAATGATGTCTTGCCATGTTTTCTCCTTAATTAATTCCATATAAACAAATATCTCCAGCGTCTATGTTGCCAGAACTCATTTTAAATTGCACCGCATCAATAGCTGCTGTTACATTACAATAACCAGCAACATAAGAATTAACTGAGTAATCTGATTGATGATAAGTATTTAAGTTTGCAATAAAATGTTTAACAAAAGTTGTAGAAGATGGATTAAATAAATGTAAATATCCAGAACAAGATTGATCGTTATCATTTCCTAAATCATCAGAAAGATATTGAAATCCTGTGCCTTGTGCCAAATCACTTCCAGCAGTATATTCTAAAGATGTTGCGCTATCAGCTTCATCATGATATGCTCTAAAGTATGTGGTAGTTTTAGTAGCATCATAATCTGTGCTGCCATCTCTAAAACCTACTGTAAAAAAAACTCCATTAGTCGCTGGATGAATATTATTAAAAGTAAATAAGTATTCCTTGTAAGTATTATCCAGAACTACATCACTTGTTCCATCAACAAAGGATATAGTTGCAGATGATGAGGCAGTCAGTTTTTTAATAAACCTCATTTCTCCTAAAGCTGATATACTTCCAAAAGCTGTAGCTGATCTTACACCTCTATTATTTAATTTAACTATTGACATTAACTATCCTTAATTCCATAGAGTTTGATTGTGCCACTATCTATATTTCCACTATGCATAGAAAATTGAATTGCATCTATTGCTGCCGTTACATTAAAATATCCACCAACAAAGTCATCTACCATACTATCATTTCCAGGATACATTCTTGAAAATCTACTAAAAAAATGTTTAACAAAAGTTGTGCTTGAAGGATTAAAAAGCCAAAGTTCTCCACTTTCACATTGATCATTTTCATTTCCTACACCTTCAGCTATACGAACACCAGTTGTTACTTGTGCATAGTCTGAACCAGTTTGATACTGCATACCAGCTCCCCCATCATTTTCCATTTGATGTGCTATAAAAAAAGTTTGAGTTTGAGTTGCATCATAATCTGTGCTTCCATCTCTAGCTTTCATAAATAAATTTGCATCATCTGTTGCTGGATGAATATTAATAAATTTAAAAACATAAATAGGATATGTGCTGTCCAAGACTACATCTGATGTACCATGAACAAAGCTAATAGTTGCACTTGAAGATGCTGTTTGTTCTTTAATTAAAACCATAGCACCAGCTGGCATACTAGCAGTTGATGTAATAGCACTTAAACTATTGTTGTTGTATTTAACTAATGCCATATAATTTTATTGTTCCACTATCCATATTGCCACTATTCATTTTAAATTGAAATCTTGTTAATGCTGTCGTTGTATTAAAATATCCAGCAGCATAGGTTTCAGTTTGAGTTGGATAATTTATAACTGCTATACATCTTGAAATAAAATGTTTAACAAATGTAGATGAGGAAGGTTCAAATATATGCAAAATTCCACATAAACTACTATCATTATCATTATCTACACCTTCTGAAAGCTGTTTAAAAGATGTTGATTGTGCTAAATCTCTTGCAGTTCTATATTCAACTCCTGCAGCATCATCATTTTCTGAATGTTTTGATCTAAAATTAGTAGAAGTTATAGTTTGATTATAACTGGTATTAGTTCCTGTATCAGCTTGAAAAGTCAACATAGCACTATCTGTTGCTGGATGAATATCTGTAAAATGGAATTGGTATTCCTTATAGGTACTATCAATATTACTTGTAAAAGAAATTGTAGAACTACTTGATGCAGTCTGCGTTTCTAATAAAGTCATAGCACCACCAGTAATTGCTGCTGGTAAAGCTGTAATCGCAGTCAAGGATTGATTATTGGCTACTTTGATTGCCATTGATTACTCCTTCGGATTTGCGTCTTTGATAGACTTTATTCTTGCTTTCCAAGCATCTATATCTTTATAAATTTCATCTAGCTGTTCGCCTATATCTCCATAAGCAGACTTTCTAGTTCCTCTTATAACATTATTATTTTCTTCTGTTGTTGCAGCAGAATTATAAGAATTAAGTTGATCGTCTGTTGGTTTTGCAAGACCAGAAACAGACCAGCTTTTTATATATGCTCCAGAGCCATCGTCTTGTAAAACATAGTTATTTTTTTCGTCTGAATAAACTTTTGAGTTTGCTTGTAAATATAATTTAATTTTTGTGTTTAATTCCATATTATGTTCCTGTAAGTCTAAATCCTATTAATGATGTTTGTCTTTTAGTTCCATGACCTTTAAAAGCCAATCCAGAGCCACTTGCATCGTTTAGTTTTGCGTAAAGTTGAATGTAATCTCCAGCAGATAAATCTAATAAAGCAGTTATATCCATTGGAACATCTCTTGGATTATTAGCTGACATATTACAATAAGTTTCTGCAATAGCACTTCCATTTTTATAAATAAAAACTTGACCTTCTGCAACTCCACTAGCTTCTTCACTATCTATTAATACTCTACCAGCAAAAAAATATTTTCCTTGCTTGCCGCTTGGTACTGTAAATTTGTAGTTACTTGCAGTATTAGTAAATGCACTATCTGTATCAAAAGCCTCTCCATCTAATTCAATTAAAGTAACAGTATTATCCGATGGAGTTTGTCCATCAGATGAATAAACATCAAAAGCTGGAGTACAACCTAAATCAGCTACATCTATTCTTTTTAAAGTACCTCCATCTGAAATAAGTAATTCATCAGTTGTAGCTGGAGCATCTGTTAATTCAGCTTCTCCAGAAATAATATCCTGTGCTAATTTTGCATTGGTTATCGTTCCATCTGAAACAATACCCAAGTCTAATACGTTACCTAACAAGATTACAAAGTCTATGACATCGCCAGTTGCCAGGTTTGATGCAAAAGTAAGTGTTGAACCAGATACTGTAAATGAAGTTACTGGAGCTTGTAAAATACCATTAAGTGAAACCAGCATGTGATTTGCACTTTCTGGAACTACATTTGTAGAACTTACTTGTAGTGTGTAAGCTGCTTGTCCATTAACAACGCTAATAGCATCGCACTTTTGAAAGTTTCCTACTATTGGTTCTTTTCCTATATACATAAATTATTCTCCTGGTTTTGTTGGAAATTCTTTTGCTTCAATTTTTTCAACTGTATCTAATCCAGATGGTAAATCTCTTAATTCTTGTCTATAAGTTTTCCAATCATCACTCATAGTTACATCAGAGTTAGCCATCCAATCTGTTTCTGTTAAAAGATTATTTCTTTTTCTTCTTAATTCAGTAATTGCTCTATCAAAAGCACCATCACTCCAAGCTGTTTCTTCAGCTTGTCTTGCAGTAACTTCTTCTGCTGTCATTTCTACTTCTATTCCATTAACATTTTTTTTCATTATTCTTTCATCCCATATAAAGTTATTGTGCTTGATGTATCTACATTACCAGAACTAAAATAAAATCTTATACCATCATGTGCTTCTCCAGCATTTACTGAACCACCGCCTGTATTATAACCATGTAATCCATCTGGTGTATCTCTATGAGAACTATAAGCAAATTTTGCTCTATATGTTGCAGATGTAAGACCGAAACAATAAATAAAACCAGAAACAGTTTCTCCAGTAGCATTTCCTGTAGTACCATTAAGATTTAGATTATCTCTATCATTATCATTTGCATCGCCAGCATCAGATGCCCAACCATGTCCATAATCGGATGCACCAGTTTTAAATGATCCAGAAGTTGAAACTCTAAAATTAAAAGTAACACTATCTGTCGCTGGTTGACAATTAAAAACCGCTAAATAATTTAGATAATCAGTAGTAATATATGTATCGTCAAAATCTATTTGAGAAGCACCAGAGCCAAGTGTCGTAGTTACAAGTTTAACAAATCCTGGTTTAATTAAACTGTAATCAATTCTCTTTAATGTTCCAGCATCAGAAATTAATAATTCATCAGTATCTGCTGGAGCAACTGCAAGAGCTGTATCTCCTGAAATTATATCTTGTGCTAGTTTAGCATTAGTAATAATTCCATCTGCTACATCGCTAGAAGTTAAAGGTGCATCTGTTGGTTTTTTACCTATAAAAGCCATCTTACGTTATCTCCATTATAGACAATGTGCCAGAAATTTTATCAGCTACAGAACAATCTATTTTAATTTCATCTGTAGTTTCTAATACAACTTTTCCACCAGATAAAAGTTCTAATGAACTTCCTGCTGGAATTGTTACATCTTTGACTAAAAAAGCTGTTGTATTAGTTACATCATTATTTCCACCTCTGCTGCCTGTATCACTAACTAATTCTACTTCAACTGTTACTGCTGAAGAATGAATATTAGTTAGGATTAAACCAAGTACCACCGTTGTAGTCGATCCAGCAACCGTATACATTTTATATGCGGTGCCGGCACTAGCGGGTTCTGCTGCAAATGTAACCACTTTAAAAGTATTTGCCATTTATATCCTCCTATTATCCTAATGCGATTGCTAGAGCTGTCGGATCGTCTAAAGTACAAGCTATCGTAACTGTATCTGTAGAACTTCCAGTAGTCGTAATATTCGCACCAGCCGCTATCGTTAAAGTATTACCGTTAGTTATTGTTTGTGATGAACCAGATGTACCAGCAACGGTAAAGCTAGTCATTGATCCGTCTGTTCCAGAATAACTAAAATGTACGCCAACGCCATCAGTATTTGAAAATGATCCGTTAGATACAATGTGAGTTACTGGAACCTTTGTGTAGCCAGAAGCATCCGTTACAGAGCCACTAACTTTAAAAATTGCGTAAGTAGATGGAGTTCCTTCTTTAGTAATAGTTACAATTCCTTTTGCTGTAGCATTAGTTATGTCATCCCAAGATTGAACATAACCAGAAATATCAGCAGAGGCATCGTCTGCATCATCTACATATAAAATTGAAACACTAGATAGAGTTCCATTATTGAAAGCTATTTTTCCCGCACCTGGGTCAGCATCACTCGTTGAAGAACTCCAAGTCATAGCCAGTTGAGAGTTTGTTCCCGATGCTCCTGTACTTCCTGTTGAACCAGTAGATCCAGTTGAACCAGTAGCACCCGTTGATCCTGTGTCTCCTTTATATCCGCTTTGCGTAAAGTGAATTGATAAAGTATCACCAGCAGAAAAAGTATTATTGGATGCTAAATGCGTAACAGCTAATTTTACATAACCGCTAGCATCTGTTGAAGCTCCAGTAATTTTAAATCTTGCATAAGTTGTTGGATCGTCTGTATCAACTATGTGTAAGTATCCTCTAATGGTTGAGGTACTATCATCCCAAACTAAAACATCCGCAGATACATCAACACCATTTGCATCGTTATCATCAATATAAATTGCTGTAGCAGATGCGTATGTTCCATTATTAAATCTTACTTCCCCACTTCCTGGGTCGGCATCACTCGTACCATTATCAAAAGTGTAAGAGTATCCAGGAATAGCTCCATCATTACCAGATTGGGTAAAGTGAACTGAAAGATCGTCTCCAGCTGAAAATGTATTACTAGAGGCAACATGAGCTACAGCTAATTTGTTATAACCAGATGCGTCTGTAGTTGCTCCATTTACTTTAAATTTTGCGTAAGTAGTTTTATCGTTTATATCAACAATTTGTAAAAACCCTTTTGTGCCAGCGCTTGATGAACCCCAAGTTAAAGTATCAGCGTTGGTAGCTGCTCCATGTTGGTCTGCGTCATCTATATAAATTGCTGTTGCACTAGCATAAGTACCATTATTTATTGCAAGTTCCCCCGCTCCTGGATCTGTGTCAGATGTACCACTATCAAATTTATAAAAGTATCCAGCACTAACTCCATCTTCTCCAGATGATGTAAAAGATAAAAATACTTCATCATCATTGGCAAAAGTTCCAGAACTATCAACGTGAGTTAAAGGAATTTTAGTATAACCACTTGCATCAGTAACAGCTCCACTAACTTTAAATACCATCCAAGTATCTAAAGTATTTGCTTTTGATATTCTAATTCTTCCTCTGTTAGTTGGGTTTGCTACAACATCGTCAAAACTTTGTACCCACGCAGAAACATCCGTAGCATTTATTTCAGCATCATCTATGTAAGCAATCGTTGCAGAAGAAATAGTTGCGTTATTTAATCTTATGTAACCAGTTCCAGGGTCGCTGTCTGTAGTTGTTGTTGAATATTTAAACTGTGCGCTGTCTCCACCAGCTGGCAAGAAGTCTGCAACTGTTGTTAAGTTTCCAGAACTGTCAAATCCTAAAGTTTTACTAGCTCTGTCTGTTGCGCTATCTGTAAATTCAGCAGATGAAATTGTATTTGATTTTGAAACTTTAAATGATCTTCCTAATTCTTCTTGAACCTCTTGAACTTGCATTGTTAGTTTATCTAATGCGTCTTCGTGAGTTTCAGCTGGGAATGGATCGTTTGCTACATAATCTGTTTCTTGGGTTAAATTAGTATTTCTTAAAATAACTAAAGTAGTTCCCGCAGCTGGTGCCGTAACCATAGTTACAGTTCCACCGCTAGCTCCATTGTCAACTATTGAATAGTTAGTAGAACCAGATCCTTCAGATTTAACTGTCTCTGTTCCAGTAGCCGATCTTTCAATTACTGTTATTTCAGATGTAGAATTTATAGGAAAAGTATAGGCAAAAGCTGTTGTTGAGCCATTACCAGAATAACTATTCCTTAATGTAGTTGTACTTATTGTCATAATTTTTATATTTAGGTTGTGAGAAAGTGATTTGTAGGTACTAAAAACCTACACTATGTTTCTCTTTATTAAAATTTGTCCATAGTGTCTATACTTTTTTATGGTTTAAAATAATAAGTTTGACCCCGTTGTTCCTCATGTTTACCCCTCATTCGTTCAAAATAACCAGGATCTAAATACTCTTTAATTTGATAACCAATAAGGTAATCATAAGCAGCTTTACTGTAATACATATTTAAAAAAGGTATGTTTCCTTCTGCAAATTGTACAAACTTTTTACCCGCTTTCTTTGGTTCATTCATGTTTTTAACAATATTTATAAGTTTCATAAAATCCCCGAATGCTGGACCCATTATAGTATCTGCCATGCCTCCTCCATATTCGTTTTGCATTTCTTGATATAAAAAATCTCCATAAATACCTAATCCGCCACCCTGTGCTAATGCTTGTGCTAATACTCCAGCTTTTTTAGGATCTCTTGGAGATCTTCCTTTAAGCATATCTTTTGCAGACATAGCAATATAACCAAATATTGTTGATAATAATAACATAGAAGTTAAACCAGTTATTGTTGATAACTTACTATCATCTGGACCATAAGATTTTAATTCTCTACCAATAATTTTTTTCCAAATTGTAATAGGAAAAGATTTGAATTGACCGACAAATCTAATAGCTTCTCCTTTACCAGTACCTTTTTCTAAACCTTGGTTCATTACAGCTCTAACAGCACTATCTGGTTCTGGTGTTCCATGTAAGGCTTGATCTACTAATACATTTCTATAAGTTGTTTCTAAATCTCTTTTAAAATTTCTTATTTCTCTTTGACTAACATTTTTACCTAAATATTTTTTAATAACATCATCAGATAAATCATCAACTCCTTCAGCTGTCATATATCTTCTATTTTCAACATCTAAAGTTTTAATAGAACGCAACATATTCCATTTACCTTCATCTATATTATATAATTTTAAAAGGTTTCGTTCTCTTACATCTAAATCAAGAAATTTAGTATTTGCTAACATTCCATAATGACGAGCTAAACCATTTGTCATTGCAGACTTTAATCTTGAAATCCATCTGTTCAAACTACTCCATTTAAAAAACAAATTTTGTAATTTTGACATTGTTCCCCAAGTTTCATTAGAAGCTGCATAAGCATTTCCTTGAAAAGAAACTATAGAATTACTCGTTACATCTAAAACTTCCATAGCAGCTTTATCTCCAGTTTTAAAAAGACCACCCATTGCTTCATGAAATCCACTTAAAAATCCTCTACCTTGAAAATTAGTAGTTGCCATATATTGAGCTAAATCCGCCCAAGAAGTTATACCTACAAATCCTAATTTTCCCATATTTTGAAAAGATCTTATAGTCATACCAACATTTGCCATAGTGTGTTTCCCAATAGCATTTATTGAACCATCAATTTCTTTAAATTCATTTTCAAAGTTTTTAAATTCTAATTTTTTTAAAAATTTTGGATCTTGTGATTTATATTTTTTTCTTAACAAAGATAATATTTTTTCAAATGTATCTCTTGGATTAGTTCCAAGTTCTTGCATTAAAGCTATGTTTCTTGCGGAATTACTTAAAACACTTAAAACACTTTCTTTTAAAGAAGGTTCGCCAAACTCAACATCGTATTCATGTCTAGCAGTTGCATCTTTAAAATGTAAAACTCTTGCAGCATTTAATCTATTTGTAACATTACGAGTTCCATAAATACTGTTAGTTCCACCGTGTTTAAGATGATCTCCAGATAACAAACTATCATATATACCATCTAAAATTTCATCTATTTTTTTTGGATCTGTTACACCTATAAAAGTTCTTGGTAAGTCTAATTTAGGTTTTATAAATTCTCTCCAAGCTATTCTATTATCTGAAACTAATTTTGAACCTTTACTAGCATTAGCCATTCTATCGGTGTTGTGTAATGTTCTAGTAATCCAATCTTTTAACTCGCCAATATTGGCTCCTAAATCATTAAGTCTACCTCGCCAATTATCTTGTGCAGTTTTTAAAATTTTTGCTAATTTTTGTGCGTTTTCATTTAAAACTGTTTCGCCAAGCATGGCTTGTTTAATTTCTAAATCAAATACTCCAGATGTAAAATCTTCCCAAACATTATCTCCCAATTTATTAATTGCTTGATATAATCTTTGTACCTCAATAACTTCAATAGTATTTTGTTTTGCACCAATAGAATTTCTTGTAATATTTGAAAATTCTTGAATACCAACTAACAATGCTAATGCTCCTTTTTCAGCATCTATTTTTCCACCAGACAATTCTATTGCATCAATAATGTTTTGGTAACGATCTAATGCTTTAATATTATTTTCTGCTTTGTTTCTTTTATTAAGAGCTTGTTCGTATTCAAATTGATTTATTATTTCTTCAGCTAAAAGTTTGTCAGTTTTACTTTGTTGTTGATTAAATTTAGTTTCATTAATTTTTATTTTAGCTTCATCTAAAATTTGATTTATTTGTTCGTCTGGTAATAAATCGCCAGTTAATTTTTTAACTTCTTTAAAACATTTACTAATTGTTTTTATAGTAGCCATTAAGTTCCTCTTTTAACACAATTAGCACCAGCTCTTATCGCATCTCTAATTGTAGTTTTGTTTTGAATATTATTATCAATTTTTTGAATATCTGCTCTGTCTTGTTTCATTTCTGGTGTTAATTCTTCATCTTTAATATCAAGTTGTTTTTGATGAAATTTATTTCTATCGTTTAAAATTTGAGCTTCTGTTTCTAATTCAGATGTATTTTTATTTTTAACTTCAATATCTTGTTCAGTAAGCATTCCAGTTTCATTTCTAATATTTGCGTTAGTTTTTTCTTGTGCTAATGCTTTATCGTTAGCTTTTCTTTTAGCTTCAACTAACTGTCTTTCAGTTTTTTGTAAGTTTCTTAAATTTTGTAAATAAACTTTTGCTGATTTTCTATCGCCACTATCTATTGCTTTTTGATATAAAGTTTTAAATTCTGAAATTTGATCGTCTAATTTATTTAATTGTTCATCGCCAATTCTAGTTTTTTTAACAATTAAATCTCCAGTATCTACTTTTTCTCCTCTCAAATGTTTGCCAATAGAATACTTTAATAATGCTTGTTGATTTTCTGGAGAGATAGCAGCAAGTTTTTGATAGATATTTGGTTTACCTCTTTTCTCTGCAATAAAATCTCCCAATCTACCAAAACCAACGTGAGCTGCAGAACCAATGAAACCACCAGCGGCTATGTTGGTGAAAGCATCCCATTGATCGTAGTCTGCTTGTTCAGATTGTGCTACACCAAATACTATTGGTTCAATGGCTGTATTACCAATTAAACCTTCTACAAATCCTCTTTTCATTCTAGCAATATTTTTACCAGATCGTGCCACCATACTTGCAAATTTTGCTTGTCCGACAAAAGGTACAAAAGAAGCTGCAATATTTATTGGATCAGCAAAACTTGTTCCAAGTGAAGTTAAAAAAAATGTACCTTTAGCAAAATTGTTCGTGGGTCCACGAGACATTACATCTTGCCTTTGTTTTTCTATTTCTTTTCTTTTAACTAAAAATTCTACAATACCTTCTCTAGTATCTTCTTTAAATACCAAACCAAGATCAGCATATTTTTTATTTAATTCATCTTTGTTTAAATATTTATGACTTTGTTGATATGCTTGTATTTGTTCACTAACTCTAAACAAAGAAGATGTGGGGTTATAATTCCAAGCAGAAGCGGCAGTAGATTTTAAACTATCCCAATAACTACTTTTTAATTGGCTATGTGTACTACCAATTTCTTCTTTACTTTTTTCAAATGTACCAAAACCTACATTATACATTAACTACCACCTTATCCATCATATTCATTTAAACCAAAATTTTGATCTGGTAATACTGGTAATTCAGCATTAGTTCCTGGCTCAACAAATTCTGAATTTAAAAATAAAAATTCTATTTTTTGTCGCTCACTATTAACAACTGGCATTAAACCATTAGCACCATCAAAATATAAAACTATTCCAGTTGATGTATCATTTAATAACCATTTAGAATGTTTTTGTATTGATTTTTTAATATTATTTTTAACAACTGCATTAGATAAATCCTTTTCATCTGCCATTAATGCGTAGTGTTTATAATCGTTGTTGTGAAAACGATCTAAATAATCTCCTTGTTCTACTGCTAATTGGATTGCTTCAGCTTTAATTTTTACCGCACCAACTGAAACCGATGTACCATTAACATCTCTTGGAATAAAAAAAGTTTTATTATCTGAAATAACATAATCTCTTAAAAATTCTTGGGTAACTGATTTTATAGAATTATCTAAATCTCCAGTTTTAGATGTTCTAATTAAAACTGCTTTGTATAAAGTTTCTTGTAAACCATCAATGTATTCTTGTTTGCTAATTTTACCTTCTGGTTGATTATATATTGTTTCCTCAAAATCATCTAAATTATCTGATATTTTGTTTCTTAATTTTTTAATATCAATATTATTTGCTTTAATAATTTGTTCTAAATCTTTTGTTTTTCCAGATGCTAAAATATCTTTTTTTAAATTTGGATCATTTGTGCTTAAAGATATTTGATTTGCTAATGGCATTCCCTCTAAAGCTAAATGCCTTATAATATCTGGCATATCTTCTTTGCCATATAATTCTTCTATACCATTTAAAATTTGCTCTTGTTCTTCCCATCGTTCTGCATCTTTGATATTACCAACAATACTTTGAGCTTGGGATTGGCTCATATAAAATCTTTTATTTAATGGTATGTTTAACTCATTAAATTTTTGATCTAATAATAATTTTTTTTCTTTAATTAATTCTTTTTGAGTATTTGCATCTTGGCTAGTTGAGATTTTTTCATCTAATGCAATAATATTTGGATCTATTTTTGATATATAACCAGCAGCATCTCCATTATTAATAGCAGTTTGTCTTTGTTCAATAGCAGATCTTATTATAGTGTTAGCTTTTCTTTTTGCTAAAATTTCAGCACCAGATCCTTCTAATTTATAAAACTTAATATTTGATAAATCTTCTTCTTTTGCTGTGTGTACTTGTTGAATTGCGCCTCTAACTTTATCGTTAATATCTATTTGTAATTTAATAGCATCGTAACTTTCAAAACCTTCAAATACTTTTAAATATTCATTAGCATTAAATTGAGGTTCTAAACCAAGTGATGCTCTAACTTCATCTTGTTTTAAATCAGAACTAATTTTTTGTTGTGCAGCTAATTCAATTTTACTTTGTAATTTAATTTTAGTTTCAGCACTTAAATTTTTATAAACATTATTATTAAAATTATCTAATGTTCTAATAGGATCTTTGCTTAAATCAGCTCCAATCTTTAATACATCTACACCCTCCCAAGTTTGAAACTCAATCATTTTAGCTTTAGCTCCAAATAACTCTTTAAATTCTGAAGATGCAAATTTCTTTATTAAATTATCTGTTGCTATTTTATGTTCAACAGATTCTTCTTGTGATGTAGCTGCTTTATATATATCTGGTTCCATTGATTTTAATTCAACAGTTCTAGTTTCTTGAATAAAATTAAGATAAGAATTTTTCTTAACAGTATTCATATCTGATATTTTTGCTATTGCTAATTTTTCATTAAAAAATTTTTTACCAAAAATACCATCAATATTATTTTCTAAATAACCTTTTACTTTTTCATATTCAGCTTGATAATATGCTGCGGCTTTATCTGGGTCTGTCATTAAACCAGCTTTTACTTTAGCTTGATTTAATCCTTCAAAATTTTCATTACCATTAACTGCAACATCGTATGCTTTTAAAGCTGAATTTTTTGATTTTCTTTCTTCGTATTTGACATAAAGTTTTTCTCCACTTGCAAGCATATTACCCATTGCTCTACCTGGAGCGGCAGCGGTATCTAAACCTATTCTCATTCCTCTTGTAGATTTAACATCTCCAACTTCAGTTGTTGGTGCTATTTGTGTATTATAAATTTTAATTGCCATATTTTTACCTTACAAACATTGCTCCTGTATTTAATAAACTTGAACCAGCTTGAAAATAAGATACTTTTTTAGCAACTTTTCCTCTGTATCTTTCTATAGCTGCTTCTGCTCTTAAATTAATTGCTTCGTTTTCTTTTTGTTGTTTTGCTATTGTTGCATTGTATTCCATCATGTCTCTGTCTGTTTCAAGATTGTATTCATTTTCAAATAAAACATCTAAAACAGTTCCAGATCTTTCAACACCAGACGTTGCATAATTAGTTACTATTTCGCCAATTAATTTATCTGCGTTGTCGTTAAATCTTGGTAAGTCATAATTGGTATAGACAGCATAACCAGCTTTAGCCTCTTGCTCCGCAATTAAAGCATCTCTTTTAAGTAAACCAGCATTAAATTCACTAGCTCTATCTGCTGCTTTACCGCCTATTACATCTCCAAAAAAACTCATTTTATAATCCTCGCAAATCTATAAAAGTCTGATCCATCTGGACCATAACCCTTCATCT